AACGAAGCATACGAAATCTTAATATACTGACGCCAAGATCATCAAATAATCTTGAGTATTCAGAAGCAGGTGGAAAGAGGAAACATTCGGTTCCCCCAAACCCATCTATAGCTTGATATTCATGTAAGGCATCGATAGTTATAATGCTGTTTTTTTCAAGACTTTGTGTTGAACTGCAACCCAAAAGAAGTATGACCATGAGTAGGCCCACTAATTTTATCTCGATTAATTTATATAGCTTATTTGCCACGGTAAATAATATAATCCCAGATTATACGGCAACCGCTTCCAAAAGGTGGTTCCGAAAGCCTGAAAACCGTTTTCAATAGCCTTGCCTTGATTTCGAGCTGCTAAATGGATTGGAGTTGCCCAAAAAATCGCCTTTCCAACCCAAAGTCCAGCGAAAACTCCATTTACACCCAAGATTTGAAAATACCACTACTGTCCGATATCTGCAAGAATTTTCTTCGACATGCCACCTCAGTGCTTAAAGCAAAACACAGCCCGATAATGATGGTAGGAGTTCAGGTGTTGATCGGTGTCAATTTTCTTATGATTTTCACATTCCTGAACGCAGATCTGGATAGGTAGGGAGAAGCGGACTCGATAGAAGGCTAAAACCAAGAACATCAGAATAGTTTGAAAACATATAAACGGGCAGGGTCAGCAATGGCCCTGATTTTTTTTATGTCGATTTACTACGATTTCAGCTATCAACTGGGTTTTGATTTCTGCAATATATCCTCGTTTTCAAAGCTGTTTCCAAAATGTGTGATATCAAAATGAGTTGCTATTTTTTCGGTATAGCTTAACCTACCCAAATTACTTTATGGGGTGCCCTCCCAGACTTCTTGGTCTGGTGCTTCAATTTACACTCCGTTTCAGCCAGGGTGTTATCCACGCCTACCAATTGGATTTAAATTTGTAAAAGATCATAAAGGCATTACTTGGTAAAAGACCGAAAAACAGCCCATGAAATCAATTACATTCGCCGAAAAATTACCCTTCATATGCGTAGCAAAGTCGTATCAAACTCGTGGTAAAGTCGTGTGTTATTCGTGACCGTCTATCACCATCCGCTTCGACTTAATATAATCCACAACGTCACGGGCTAAATATACCCTTTGGGTTGTGGAAATCTTGCAGAACGGAAATTTCCTTTCACGCCTCAACCGGCTGAGAAAGTCTTTCTTGATTCCTAATAGATCGAGTAGTTCTTTCTCGGTTAAGATTTCGTTTAACGGATTTGTCTGGTCGCTTGCCATGTTTTTCCTCCGGTATTATAAATGATTCAAGCGCTGATACCTTACTCGGATACCCTTCATCCAGCGCCTTTTGATATGCTTTCTTTAAATCTGCCTGGTCTGCCCTCAACAACAACTGAACACAACGAGAACAAATAAAGTCAACATCCTTTCTCGGCTGATAATTTTTTTCCGGTTCGTTACAAAATAAACAAATCATCTTAAAAGCCAAACCTTCCCTTCTAATGTTCTGGGGTCAAATCGAATGATCCTCCTATTGTTTTGCGATGCCGAGAGCCTTCCCAAACTCGAAACGGAATGCCGGAATCTCACGTCCAAAATGTTTTCCGATCACGTCTTCATCAATAACGCAATCTGACCAGGATACGGCGGGCTTCGGTTTCACTCTTTTTCGCTCCTCTTTTGGAAGACAGTAATCAACATCCAAAATTTTACCAATCATGGAAAGCTTTTTTTGTTCCAGCTTCCCGACCGTCTCCGCAATTTCAGACAACTTTTTTTCAATTTCCGGAACATCCTTCTTTACCGCCTTGTCAATTTTCTTTTGGATTTCGGTCATCTCGGATATGCCAACGTCTCGGACTTCTTTCGCCTGAACAACAAGTGGATCATCTTCTGACTTGTTATAAGCTCGGTGCAAAACAGACCTTAAGCTCCTATCGATAGCGTCGGGGTAAGCCTTGAGCTGCAATTCAACGATTGATATCTGCTTCTTCAGTTTTTGGATCTCATCGAAAATGGGCTCTACTTCGGCATCGGGATTTGCACGGGTAAGATCAAAAAGTTTATCTTCCTTTCCCTGAAGTTCGGCTTCTAAACCGACCAGCTCCCCGTTTAAGATGTCTTGCGGTTCATTTTTAGAAGCAACTGCCTCCATAAATTTAGATAGTAATGTTTCAAAAGATTCGGGTTTCTTTTTGGTCTTTGATTTTGTCAACGTTTGTTCTTTCGTAGCCATTTCTATTCTCCTTTAGTTTTACGGTATTATAAAAAGATCAGTTTGAGGTAGCGCCGTGTTGATGTCATCCCCATGTTCTTCTATGTAGTTATTGTATGCGTTTGAAAAAGCCTTATTAAGATCTTCACGTGTTTTTTGATTGACGTCCTTTACTTCGCCTTCAGCCATAGCCATGCTGTCGTAGAGATTTCCACCTGGATTTTGCAGGGCTTTTTCTCTACTCACGGCCACATCGTAGAATTTCTCAATTAATGTTGAATAATCCCCAAGGCCCGAGTGGTTTAGATAGTCAATAAATTCCTCAGTTCCAAATTGCTCTAATAGCTCTTGGACTTTTTCAAATTTCTCTTCATAACCCCAGTAGCCCCATTTATTTGTTAGATGTTTTTCAGTTTCTTCTTTTCTCCTGGAGCCTTTCTTTTTTGGCTTCAAACTTGGGTAGTCAAGTCTCATAATTGGTCTCCTTTTTTTGTGTTAAAGCGTTTATTGTTCTTTAAATATATCGTAATCAGTGATAGCGGTTGTGTGCTGTGGACCCGGTTGATACTCCCATTCGACCATAGCACACACAGCGTAACATAAAGCTGAGACAAGCGGAATCTGGTCAGCTTTTAATTTTGTCTCACCGGCCTGAATTTCCAGAAGATATCCCGGCAATTTACTCCCCTCTGTGAAGTGAAGGGTCTTCTGGTTTGGTCTTAACTTATCTTTTAAAACGGCAATGTGGTAGCCGATGTCTTTGCTTTCAGAAAACGGCGCTGACAGCACGTGCAGTGTAGATGAATTTCTGTCGCGCCTCGTACTGTTCCACTGGCTTAAATACCGAATGTTCATCTTGTCCAGCCTGCCGACAAAACTCTCAACGTTGTACTTTCCCTGGAGGTCAACGCAATGCTTGAAAAAGAGTCCGGCGTCATACTCTTCGATTTCTGCAAGCAAATGATGCTCATACAGAGGTCCAAAAGACACGGCTTCACCGATGACGACAACCCCCGCAGGCCGATCGCCAGCCCAGGCGACACCAGCAAGTACGCGCTGGAAAAGCATGCCACTTTCTACGTCCCTGTAATAATTTCCTCGGATATCCATCGTTTCTCCTTTTCAGCTTAAATCGCAATCGCTGAAAAAACCCCCGGCATAAAATGTCAAACACAATGCATCTGCTCTGTCCGGTGATCTTTTCAGCAATTCACGCATGGTTGATTTTTTCATGACCCTGATCTTGCCCTGGTCAATCTCATATGTAGGTGTTAACAGCTCCTCGATCAGTTCCTCATCAGGCGGAAGCATTGCCCCTGGATCGGTTCTGAGCCACTCCCGACATGACCACCATAGCTGATCCCTTAAGATCTTGAATTCGCCCATCTCCGTTGATTCTGTCGGCTTTGATGCTACCTTTACAGGTGTTGCGGAACATCCCTTACGCTGCATATGAGGGGCAACACCGGAGCCGACGCCTGTAGCGTCAATGTTTGCCCGTGCAACATCACGTTTGCGATACTCCACAATCGCTTTGTCAGCGGTTTCTACGGTGTCTATCCCACCCCAGGAAATTAAGCGCTCAACATAACCGCTATATCGAAAGCATGACACATTCGCATCAGTCCCAAACTCTCCCACATCCTGGCCCATGACAGCAGAAACAAACTCCGGTGACCTTTCTCCGTGTCTTCTTACATATTCGTCCCATCTTGACCTTGCAGCAGATGTCCAGACTGATGATATGAGTTGAGAACTTCCCTTCTCAGGGTATTCGCCCAAAACCATATAACTAAAAGCCGGGTCCATGATTTTATAAAACCCAGGCCTCAAAGGCGGATACATTTCCCCGGCTCTGTTTTTTGCTGTCTGACCTTCTAAAAACAAGGGTAGTTCAAAACATCCCGCTGAGGGTGTTTCATTTTCAGTCAATGGCCGTGTCCACTCATTTATTCTTCTAATCGTGGTTCCCCTCGTAACCGCTCCAGGAATAATATTCTCGCCGGTGATAACATTCGGATGGTTAAAAGCGGAAAGGGGTATGACCTTTGCACGTCTATCCCTTTCAAGGCGATAGGGTTCCCCTGAAGCCGCTTTTGGGTTAAACATTATTAAAAGCCTTGCACGGCCTCCGCTCATACACGATTCTATCCCCTGGTAAACCTCATCCGGAACAGCGTCCCCCTCATCCACGATAAACAAAAGAAAAGGCGCATGCTTACCGGAAAACTTGGCCTCACGCTGCGAAGATGTCCCGCTTGTCGGAATAGTCACCCCAACACAAAAAGACTTTGCGGATCTGGACAGGTTCAAAGTTGTCTTCACATCGCCCTTGAATACTTCCGGGTGTTTCTCTACAAGAGAACCGATTTCACCCCATAACAACCTTTTTAGATTTGATTCGGGAGGGGCAGCGGCAGTATATACTTGACTGTCTGCATGACATTTATACCACCAAACAGCAATACGGGCAGCACAATGAGTTTTCCCAACTGCATTAGATGACCGGGCAATCGTGACAGGGTTATCTCTCACCGACTCCATAAGAGCTTTAACATCATCGGTATAGGTTTCACCTAAAACCTTTTCGCCAAAGGCAACGGGATCGTCCTGATATTCCTCGTAAGTAGAAGTGTCGCCTAATCGATCATCCATCGACAATAGAAGGGAATCGAAGATTTCGTCTCCGCTGAATCCTCTCCCGTATCCTCTTTTGACAGTCCTCCGACTCACAACCTATCTCCTCGTCAATTATTCTGATAACCTCGTTGACTTCCTCAACCTGAA